GTTTTGGCTCAAAAGCCGAAATGTTTTTATTGTAAAAAGGCTGTCGCAACCACGCTAGACCATGAACCACCCATTGATTCCTTTCCGTCACCGGAACTTTGGGTGGGTTCATTGCGGCCATCATGTGCAAGTTGTAACTATTCAAGGGGGGCTAAATATGGAAATGCAAAACGCAAAGCAATTAAAAATAGTCGCAAGTGGTAAGCCTAAGAAGAAGTTAGGCCGGCACACTACTGCAATGGTTAAAGCCATTACAGGGCGCAATGATATTGATACAGTTAAACGCGAAATGCTGTTAGGCCTTGCACGCGCCTGGGATCGCATTGAAGAATCCGGTAAAGGTGGGCATACCATCCCATCTATATCTAAAGAGTTACGCGAAATATGGGATTCATGTGCATTACCTGATGAGGATGATTTGTTTGAATAAAATCTTATGTAAGCCTAGATGGGCATCACTAAGAGATGAAGCATGGGATACAGAAGGTGACAAATTAGCCCAGGTTGCAAGATTGTTAGGTTTTGATTTATTTGATTGGCAACGCTATGTGGCAGATGTAGGTTTAGAAAAAGATGAAACCGGTTTGTATAAATACCGTACTGTGGCCGCCCAGGTAGGTCGCCAAAATGGAAAGTCAAAATTAATTGAAACGCGGATTGCTTATGAATTATTGCAACCTAAAAGACATGTTGCCTATACCGCCCAGGATCGCAATATGGCTAAAGGTAAATGGGAAGAACATTTATTAAGTTTTCAGTTATCGCCTAAATTCTCAAAGCGCATTGCTAGAGTGTCTAGGGTTAATGGCAGTGAAAAGATTTACATGCGCAATGGATCAACCTATGGAATTGTTACACCTAACGATAAAGGCGCACGCGGTTTAAGTTTGAACCTAATGGTTATTGATGAAGCATTAACCCACCCACTATCACTAATTGCTAACTTACAACCAACCCTGGCAACAAAGCGCAATGGGCAGTTATGGATTTTGTCTAACGCCGGTAGGCCTAATCAATCTGAGTTATTAGAACATTACAGGGAAATGGGTCATAGAGAAATTGCCGAACCGCAAAACAAACTTGCATGGTTTGAATGGTGTCCGGCAACAGATGATTTTGATTATTTAGATGAAGAAGTTTGGTATCAGGCAATTCCATCATTGCATGAAGAAAAGGGTGTTTTATTAGATGCGGTTAAAGAAGCGGCGGCAACTAATAGCCCTGAGATATTTACAAAGGAATGGTTGAATGTTTGGCCATCTAGGGATGCCGTGCAAGTTATCAATACCGAACTTTGGGATTCATTGGCTAGAACCGATATTACAATTGGCAATCAAATAGTGTTTGGCGTTGATATATCGCGTGAGCGTGATCGGGCTTCAATAGGTGCATCTGGGCTTGTAAGAGATTTTACGCCTTTGGAGTTAATAGAATCTAAAGAAGGCACATCATGGGTGTTACCACGGTTAGTTGAGTTATGTAAAAGATATAACACTAAGGTAGTCATTGATACAGGATCACCTGCCGCATCTTTAATTGTTGAGTTAGAAAAGCAAAACATTGGGGTAATGTCTATCCATTTACGCGATTATGCTAGAGCGTGCGGTTCATTTTATGATGCGGTACAAGCAAAAACTATAAGCCACTTAGATGATCCTAATTTAAGATCAGCCATATTGGGTTCAACCAAAAGGCCGTTAGGTGATTCCTGGGCATGGAATCGCCAAAGCACAACTAACATAACACCACTTGTAGCCGTTACACTGGCACGGTATGGAGTGGTAACAAAAATAGAAGATCAGCCGGTTGCAAGGAGTAAAATCTACTAATGAAATACTTACCATCAGTTTTACAAGTAGCAGGTTCTTTTCTAATAGTTGCAGGTGTCGCAACATTTTACCCGGTAGTGGCAGTAATATTATCAGGTGTGTTTTTAGTTTTATTTGGTATTGCTTTGGAAAACAGAGGTAAATAATGCTAGGCCGATTGCTCAAAAGACAAATACAGCCATCAATGGTTTATACCTCACAGGGGTATATTGATTCTTTAGGTCGCGTTGGCCGATTCTTTGAAGGTAACTGGGCAGGTACTTATGTAGATCAAAATACAGCGTTGGGAATACCTGCCATTTATCGCGGCATAACTTTAATTAGTGATGCTATTGGTGCGTTGCCACTTTGTGCATATCGCAATAAACGCAAGGTTGTACCAACACCACAAATATTAATGCGCCCAGTACCTAATGAAACAAGAATGGAAACAATTAGCGCAATGGCCGCCGCTTTAATTGTTCACGGTAATTACATTGCAGTGTTAGGTGAGCCGGGTGCTAATGGATTGCCTGATTCAATTTATCCTGTGTCACCGGATCGCGTAGAAGTATCAAAGTTAAATGGCCGCATAATTTACAAGATTGATGAAAAATCTTACGATCAATCAGAGATCATGCACATTAAAAATTTTACAATGCCGGGTGATTTAGTTGGTAAAGGTATTCTTGCCGTAGCCAAACAAGCATTAGGTAAAGAGATTGCTATCAATGAGTACGCATCAAGATACTTTGATGGTGGCGTGAATCCTACCGCCGTTATTAAATCTGCTAATCCTGATTTAACACAGGAAGAAGCGGATGCGCTAAAAAATGCTTGGATGGCAATGTACTCATCACGCAATAGATCACCTGTTGTAATGAACTCAACAACAGATTTTGAAGTATTGAGTAGCAATGCGGCAGAATCACAATTAGTAGAAGCACAAACAGCCGGGCTTACAGAAGCCGCTAACATTTTGGGATTGCCACCATACTTCTTAGGTTCACCTAATTCTAGCCGTACTTATTCAAATGTTGAACAAGAAAATTTACAATTGGTTAAATGGTCAATCCAACCAATAGCCGAAAGAATAGAAGCGGCATTTTCTGATTTGCTTGTTCGGGGTCAAATAGCCGCATTTGAATATGAATCATTATTGAAAACTGATACGGCAAGTAGATATGATGCTTATGCAGTTGCCTTGTCTAATGGATTCTTAACTGTTGATGAAGTTAGAGATTATGAAAACCTTGATCCTATGGATTATGAAGAAGAAGATATAAATAATGAAGAAGAAACTTCAATGCAAGATGATGTTGAAGATACAGTAGAGGATAATAACTATGCCTGATGAAAAAATGGAAAATAGAAATTACTCTGTTAGTTTAGAGTTGCGTGCCAATAGTGATGGCCGTACCATTTTTGGTATTGCCGTGCCTTACAATAAAGAACAGCGCATAACTAGCACTATGGTTGAAGTTTTTAGAAAAGGTGTTTTCTCAGAAGTTATTAAAGCACCGCACCGGGTCAAACTTCTTAGAGGTCATGGTGAGAATAATGTATTAGGCCGTGCCACATTATTAAAGGAAACAGATGATGGCCTTTATGCTGAGTTCAAAATTTCAAAAACGCGTGAAGGTGATGAAGCATTAGAATTAGTAAAAGATGGTGCATTAGATCAATTGTCAGTTGGCTTTATGCCAATCAAAAACAAGAAAAGGCCGGATGGGGTAATGGAAAGACTTAAAGCGCATTTAGCAGAAGTATCACTTGTCACCTTTGGTGCTTATGGCGAATTAGCCGCTATCACAGGGATGCGTGAAGGCCAACCACAATTAACACCTAGACTAGATGAAGCAAGGAAGATATTAAATGCCATACAGCGTAGTAAATAATCACCCTGATTGTGAAGGGTATGCAGTTGTAAAAGATGCAACCAATGAAGTATTGGGTTGCCATAAAACTCAGGCTCAGGCAGAAGATCAATTAACTGCAATAAACATTTCAGAGTATGGCGAAAGCCGCACAGAAAACCTTGAATCGGTAGAAGATAAAAGTAGATTTAACACGGCAGTACAAATACTAAAAGAACTAAAAAAAGAGATATAATAATAACAAGTCGTAGAACACCTAACCCCGCTTGCCGGCGCGTTACACCTTCTCACTACAAAAACTACTAATAGGAGAACTATGTCAAATACATTTCTTGCTTCTCTACGCGAGAAGCGCGAATCAAAGACATCACTCATTCAATCAACTTTAGATCGCGCCGCAGAAGAAGCACGCGACCTATCTGAAATTGAGTTGGCTAATGTTGAAGCCCTCAATTTAGAAATCAAAAAGTTAGATGAAAGAATTGAGCAAATGTCAGATATTGAAATTCGCAATCAAAAGGCGGCTGATTTAGCGGCTAAGGTTGATGCGAATGTTGAGCCAAAGAAGGAAGTTCGCGCAGGTGGCTTCAGTGTTACACGCGAGGAACTAACTTACTCAGAGCGCACCGCAGATAAATTCTTAGGTGATGCACTAAAAGCACAATTTGCAAATGATTATGAAGCATCAGAGCGTATTCAACGCCACCAAAAAGAAATGGCAGTTGAGAAGCGTGCATCAGATTCAGGCAATTTTGCAGGCCTTGTAGTACCACAGTATTTAGTTGATCTATATGCACCATTAGCACGCGCTGGTAGGCCGTTCGCTGATGCCGCACGCAAGCATCCACTACCTGCACAGGGTATGTCAGTGGTTATCAGTCGTATTACAACTGGTACTGCCGTTGCATATCAAACATCAGAGAACACTGCCGCAGTAAGCACTGATCCTGATGACACAACACTCACAGTAAATGTGAATACAATCGCTGGACAAAACAGCATTTCAAAGCAAGCATTACTACGCGGATACAACATTGAAAACATTGTATTAGCAGACTTGCTACGCGCTTATCACACAAAACTTGATGATGCGCTTCTAAATGGATCAGGATCAAATGGACAACCATTAGGCCTAAAGAGCATGACAACAGGAATCTTGGTTACTTACACAGCAACCACAGGTACAGTTGCCGGCCTTTATCCAAAAATTGCAGATTCAATCCAACAGATTCAATCAACAATTTATGCTAATCCAAATGCAATCATCATGCACCCACGCCGCTTAGGATTCCTATTGGCTGGAGTAGATGGTTCAAACCGCCCACTTGTAGTACCAAACGCATACAACCCACAGAACGCAATGGGTACAGGCGCAGGTACACCGCCATACGGCAATAGCGGCTACTCAATACTTGGCTTGCCAATTATTACAGATGCTAACATTGCAACAAACATTGGCGCAGGCACAAATCAAGATACAATCTTTGTGGTTGATCTTAATGAGTGTCACCTTTGGGAAGAAACCGGTTCACCAACTTATGTTAAGTTTGAAGAGCCAAATGGCAAGGTTGCTATCAACATTGTTATGTTTGGTATGTCGGCCTTTACATCACTACGCTATCCGGGCGCAATTGCTCAGATCAACGGAACTGGTTTAGCCGCACCAACCTTCTAAAGAAAAATAAGTTTCCAGGCCGCTACCCTTCCAGTGGCCTGGATTCTAACTATGATTGGTATTCAGAGAATGGAGTTTGTCTAATGTCCCAGGGCGATTCAGGATTTGGATACCAATCATGGCTATAGTAAATGGATATGCAACATTAACTCAGATTAAGGCTTACATGTCTATATCAGATAATACTGATAATGACTTGTTAGAAGATTTAGTTGAATCAGCATCCAGGTCAATTGATCGGATTGCTAACCGTAGATTTTATTTAGATTCCAGTGCATCAGCCCGGCTTTACCGTGCCTATTCTAATATTTTTGTTTTTGTAGATGACATTGGAACTACGAGTAATCTAGTTGTATCTATTGATTCCAGTGGTAACGGTACATATTCTAAAACATTAACATTAAACACAGATTACATTTTAGACCCATTAACTTCACAATCTTTGAATAGGCCTTTTACCCAATTAACAATGGTATCCAATACTGAATCATGGCCAATTTTTCCAGGTATATCACAAAATGGATTACGCCCAGGTGTACAGGTAACTGCAAGATGGGGTTGGCCTTCAGTGCCGGATGATATAAATATGGCCTGTTTAATATTAACTGCCGATCTATACAAGCGTAAAGATGCCCCAGGTGGAATTTTAGGCTTAGGTGATCTAGGTGTTGTAAGAATGTCACCTATTGGTAGAGATGTAACCGCAATGGTCAGAGCGTATAAAAAAGAAGTTATTGCATGAATCCCAGTACAGTTAGAGATAATCTAAAAACTGCACTGCAAGCAATTACCGGTATGCGTGTATTTGATTATGTACCTGATTCTACAAACATACCAACAAATAATGCTTTTGCGATAGTTGGCCAATTATCTATGAATTATGATTACACATTGAATAGAGGATTTGATTCTGCATCATGTCAGATCATTGTTGTAGTAGGTAGAATGAGTGAAAGAAATGGGCAGGAAAGATTGGATGGGCTACTTGCTTCATCCGGTTCAACTTCAATTAAAGCCGCCGTTGAAGTTGATAAAACTTTAGGTGGTGCTGTACAAACACTCAGGGTTGTGTCTGCAAGCCCTGGAACAATAACATCCGCTAATATTGATTACCTAAGTTATCAATATTCAGTAGAGTTGATAGGTTAGTACGAAAGGAAAAATATGGCCATATTTATGGGTAATAAAGTTGCCGTTGTCGCTGGTACAACTACGATTACTAGTTTTGTCAGCACCGTCAGCCTTGCACGCGAGATTGATCAAGTAGAAATCACTGCAATGAACGATACCGTTCAAAACATGATTGGTGGAATTGAGCGACCTACGCTTAATCTAGAACTCTACAATGATTTTGCCTCATCATCTGTAAACTCATTGTTTGAGGATGCACTAGGTACAAAACTTAACATTAAGTTAATTCCAGTATCCGGTACTGTATCTTCAACCAATCCAAGTTACACAATGTCATGCCTTATCTCATCATGGACACCTATTAATGGTGCTGTAGATGCAGTGGCATCAGTTAGCGTTTCGCTTCCTGTAACGGCATTAACAAAATCAACTAGCGCGTAATAATGAAAGGGTGGGACAATGCACAAGATTGAAATTGTTAAAAAGGATGGTAAAAAAGTAACTTATGATCTTACGCCATCTGCTAAGGTGGCTTTTGAAGCCGAATTTAAGACCGGTTGGCGTAAGAGATTAAGTGAACTACAAATGGAATCTGATTTGTGGTGGTTTGCCTGGCGTTTAGAAAAAGATGCCGGCAAAACTGATTTAACCTTTGGTGATGATTACATCAATCAGTATTCAGATATTGATTTGGTTTACGATTCAAAAAATGGATAGACCGTCACGGCTCAATTTATGAAGTCGCATCCGTGGCGGTAAGTACCGGGATTAGCCCTAAAGATTTATTAGAAGTTGATCCAGCGATTTATTCAGCGATTAAAGCCATCTTGCAAGAACGCTATTACAACAACAAGAAGGCAACAGTTAGGCGGAAATAATGCAACCCAAATATGCAGGATTGCCTGGCCGAACTAGATCATTGGCGGCAGTACCTTCTATTTATGTTGAAAATTTAGATGAACTATTGGCAACTATGAAAAAGGTAGAGCCTGATTTACATAAAGAATTTAGAAGGGAATTAACTAAGGCTGTAAAGCCTGTTGCAAAATTGGCACAAAGTTTTGTACCACATTCACCATTCCCAGGATGGCGTGATGTTGAGCCTTCTTATCCACCTGCATGGGGATGGGCTAATGATCAAGCACATAGGGGTAGAACTTTTGGCGAAAGTAAAAGAAGCCGTTGGAAATGGTCACAAACAGAAGTTGTGCGTGGCATAAGAGTAAGCGCGGCCAAAACTAAAATTCAAAGAGTTAAAGGCACTACATTTTCTGTTACGGCGTTAGCGGTAATTAATAAATCTGTACCAGGTATAATTTATGAGTTGGCAGGATTTGGCACATCAAAATCAAGAAGTAAAACTAGGCGTATTAGTCGTAACACTAATGCTAGTGAATCTTTTATTGGTAAATTACAAGGTACTGCTAGTTCAAGTGGCTATAAAGAAAAAAGATTGATTTATAGGGCATCACAACAATTAGGTGGGCAAGTAAATGATAATCTATACGGTGTGCTTAAAAAATATCTAGGCGAAAAATTTAGGGGTTAAACATGGCATTAAGTCAGTATGTTGCAATTAATTTCCTCACTAAATTTGATAAAAAAGGCCTAGAGCGTGCCACAAAAGAATTAAAAGGTTTTGACAAGGTAGTTGCAACTGGATCATTTAGATTAAAAACTTTTGCTAAGGCCGGTGGAATAGCCGCCGCCGCAGGCATGGCTATATTTGCAAAAAACTCTATTGAAGCCGCTTTAGCCCAGGAAAGATTAGATAAACAATTACAATTAACTTTAAGAAGTATTGGGCAAGAATTTGAATTGCCCGGCGTTAAAACATTTATAGCCGATTTACAACGCGCTACAAATATTACAGAAGATCAATTAGTCCCAGCCTTGCGCCAACTCGTTGCTCAAACCGGGAATTTAGATACCTCTCAAACTTTATTAAGTAAAGCATTAGATATTTCAGCCGGCACTGGGGCTGATTTGAATAGTGTGCTTGATGCTATAAACAAGGCCGCAATAGGAAACTATAAATCAATTGCCGCTTTGGGTGTTGGATTTACAGTTGCAGAAGCCAAGTCAATGGGCTTTGTAAAATTAATGCAGAGTTTAGATAAATATGCCGGATCAGCCGAAGCACAAACCAAAACATTTGCAGGTCAGTTAGAAAGATTCAAAATTACCGCAGGTGAAGCCGGCGAAACTATAGGACAAAGTTTTTTAGTTTTTGCAAGTCTTATTACAACTGGATCATCCAATTTAGATGTTTTCTCTGCAAAACTGGATATTGCCGCTGAAAAATCAAGTAATTTATTAGTTGGTTTAGGTGTATCTTTTAGCAAAGGTGGCTTGAATGGTTTCTTAGACCTTGCAAATTTGAATTTAGATGTGCTTACAGGAGATTTCCAAACTTTCCAAAGACTTGAAAAACAAGGATTAAAAATCACACAAGAACGCATATTAAAAGAAAAAGGTTTGTATGATTTATCCGGATCAGTTTTTGACGAAATTGTAAAGCAACGCAAAAGCACTCAAAAGCAATTGACTTATGCTGAGATGCTAAAGAAAATACAGGCTGATATTTTGGCTAGAGAAAAGAAATTAACGGCTGAAAAAACAGCGCAACAAGCATTAGACAAAAAGAAAAATGAACTAGCCGCTATGTTTGATATTGATAAGATTAATTTACAAGTTGCGCTTAGCCGTAAGTTATCCGGTGAGGATGAATTGCGTGTAAAAATATTACAAAAATTATCAGATGGTACAAAAGCCGCCGTTGATGAAGCAGGAAGATACGCGGATGTATTAAAGGTTATTGAAGATGGTCAAATCACCACAATTGAAGTTGAAATGTTGGCTAAAAAATGGGGTATTACTACTGCCGAAGTTCTGATTTATTTGGGAGTTTTATTTAAGGCTAATGATGAACTACGCAAAATGTTGGCATTACTTGATGAAATAAATAAAAAGAAAAAACAACAAGATGATGCACCGGCCAAAGATATGTTTGATCCCGGCTATTTTACAGATTTAGGAAAGAAATTAGTTGGCACTGTTGGTTACAAAGGAATGACAGCCGCAGAGATTACAAATGAAAGATATAAAGAAAGCGGTGCGGCCAGGCTTGGAATACCTTTAATGGCAGAAGGTGGAATTGTAAATAGCCCTACACTTGCAATGATTGGTGAAGCCGGGGCAGAAGCGGTTATACCATTAGATAAAATGGGTGGCATGGGTACTACCGTTAATATAAATGTAGCAGGATCAGTTATATCAGAAGGCCAATTGCAATCTGTAATTCAGGATGCTTTGTATAACCTAAACAGATCAGGTGCAGTAACTCAATTAACTAATTTAGGAAGATAATGCCAGCCGCAATATTCAAAGCCGAAATTGATTTTTCAGGCGGTGCTAGTTTTGATCCAAGCCTTGTACTTGATGATCCTGCAACGCCGTTAGATGTAGCGGTGCTAGGTACTGCCGCCGCCGATACAGTAGATATAACAGAGTTTGTTACTCAGTGTTATATTCGCCGTGCTTTTAATAGATCATCAGATTCATTTACAGGTGGTACAGCACGCATAACATTTGTTGATGAAACAGGTCAATTTAATCCATCCAATACTTCATCAAGTTTATACGGCAAGATCAAACCTATGCGCAAGATTCGCTTCACTGCTACATACAGTGGCACAACATATAACTTAGGTTCTATGTACATACAAGAATGGAATTATCAAAGCCCTACTGGGTTTGATCCAGCGTATGTAACTTTGTCTTGTGTAGATGGATTCCAATTACTTAATCTAACAACTGTTACATCTGTTAGCGGCGGTACTGCCGGACAAACTACCGCACAAAGAATTACAAGTTTGTTGGATGCCGGGGAATGGCCAGGTGGTATGCGTGATATTTCAACTACAGCAACTACAACAGTGCAGGCAGATGATGGATCATCAAGATCATTATTGGGTGCGTGTCAGATAGTAGAGAGTACAGAACTAGGCGCGTTCTATATGGATCAACGCGGTTATGCAAAATTCTTATCACGCAATGACATCATAGTTGCAGAAGGTGGCACACTAACTAAATTTAGTGATGTTCCAGGATCAAGTGATATTACCTATCAGGCCGTTGAATTTGATATTTCAGATTATCAAATGATCAATAAAGTGACGGTCACGCCAACAGGGTTAAGCGGTTCTACCGCAAGTGATACAGCAAGCATTGATGATTATTTTCAGCATAGCCGGGTTAGATCAGGCATCATGCAGACACAGGCAGATGCCTTAAATCAAGCACAAATGATTATTGCATCCCGAAAAGAACAGGGTGTGAACATACAACTTAATTCATTAACCGTTGATGCCTATGGTCAAAACGATCCTAGCCGGGTTGTAGCCGCATTAGATTTAGATATGTTTGATCCAATCCAGGTTACCCAAACCTTACCGGCAGGCAATGTGATTACCGATAGCGTAATTGCAGGCCTTACCTATCAGATAACACCTAAATCTTTTTTAGTAACTTTTACTTGCGCCCAACCCTTTGCCGTTGGATTTTTGCTATCATCAGATGTTGATGGAATTCTAAATGAAGATTCTTTGGCTTATTAGGGAGTATAGATAAATGGCAACCTTTTCCGTTGGTCAAGTTTTAACGGCGGCTCAAATGAACTCTATCGCCAATCTAAGCGTTAGAGCAGTAACGGCTACATCAGACACATTAGTTGTAACTGATGCAGATAATAAACTTATTACTTATTCAAATACAGGCACAACTACTATTACAATCCCACCATTTTCAAGCGTAGCAATGACTACTGGATCAGTTGTAAATGTAATCAAAATTGGATCAGCCGGCACAGTATCTATTACACAAGGTGCAGGTGTAACTATTGCATCATCCGGGGCAACTGCAACAAATCCTGTTATTACAAGTCAATATAAGGCCGCAAGTTTGGTTAAGGTCAGTACCGATTCTTGGTATATCGTTGGTGGCATTGCCTAATGTCTTTAATTCTTGGGATATTAGATAGTGGTGGTGCGGCGGCAGGTGCGGCAGGTACTTACGAATCCATAGCAACCATAACCGTAGGCTCAGGTGGTGCGGCTAATGTAACCTTTACTTCAATACCTTCTACCTATACGCATTTACAAATTAGAGGTTTTGCTAGAGCAGGTAGTGATACTCAATTAGATACGACCTTAAACTCAGACACAGGTGCTAATTATTCTTACCATACTTTACTTGGTTATGGTTCAGGAACAGAGGCGGCAGGTAATGCTAATGAATCTAAAATGGTTATGGAAGCGATGACAAATGCAACAAGTGTTTTTGCTGGGTATGTTATAGATATTTTAGATTATGCAAATACTAATAAATATAAAACTACTCGTAACCTTGCTGGATATGATTCCAATGGTGCGGGTAGAGTGTCATTAAACTCGGGTAATTGGCGCAGTACAAGCGCAATAACCACTATAACTTTAACTGCTAGAGGCACAACATTTCAACAGTATTCTCAATTTGCCCTATACGGAATTAAGGGAGCATAATGACAGCCACATACGAAAAAATAGCGACTACTACTTTAGGTAGTACGGCATCTGATATAACATTTAGTTCTATTAGTGGTAGTTATACGGATATAGTTTTATCATTAAATCATTCATCTAGTAGCACAACTGGTTTAGTGTATCTAGAATTTAATTCTGATTCTACAAATAACAATTATTCTAATACTAGGTTAGTTGCAGATTCTGGCGGTTCTAGTAGCGATAGAAGTAATGGCGCAAACAATGTAAATCAGCGTTTTATTTCTTGGGCTAGAACACAATGGACTACAACCTTAGTTAATTTTCAAAACTATTCTAACAGTACAACTTTCAAAACACCATTAATTCGTAACTCCAATGCTTCAGGACAAGTAAGCACAGCAGTTATTTTATGGCGTAATACTAATGCTATTACTCAAATTAAAATAGTTAATCAATCTACAACTTTTGCGGTAGGTACTATGGCAACTCTCTACGGAATTAAGGCGGAATAATGGCTACATATACTTTAATTTCTAGTGTTACGGTTGGTAGTGGTGGTGCGGCTAGTATAGAATTTACTAGCATACCTAATACATATACCGACCTTGCAATATCTACTTCACAAAGAATTTCTTCTGCTAGCCCTTGGAGTGATGTAAGCGTTTCATTTAATAATAGTACTTCTAATTTAAGTTCTCTTTGGTTAAACGCAGAAGGTGGTAGTACCGTTGGTTACGGAACTAGTGGTAGTGCTATTTACTATTGGACAGCCGCTAACTCTGCAACTTCAAACACTTTTGGAAACGGGTTCATCTATATTCCAAATTATGCTGGAAGTAATTTTAAATCAGTTTCTATTGATAATGTTGGTGAAAATAATGCCGCTAATACTATTTTGGTATTTACGGCTGGATTGTGGTCAAATACTTCTGCAATTACTTCAGTTAAATTAACTGGCGCAAATAACTTTATGCAATACAGCACCGCTTATCTATACGGGATTTCCAACGCTTAACAAACAACGAAAGGAAAAACAATGGCAACTAAACTAATCGTAGATTGCTCTACTGGGGTTACTACTGAGGTGGAATTAACTGCCGAAGAAGTAGCCGAGCGTGAAGCAATGGCCGAAGAATACGCCACACAAAAGGCGGCAGAAGAAGCACAAAAGGCGGCAGATGCAACAGCCAAATCTGCCCTGTTAAAAAAATTAGGCATCACTGAATCAGAAGCACGGTTATTGCTTTCATAAGCATGTAACTAATGGCGAATATAAGAGAACTCACTAGCCCTAATGGTTGGCCGGCTAGTGAGGATCGCAAGGCATTAGGCATTGAATCTTTTACAGTGCCGGGTACAAAGATCAAGTTTGCTTGTGCTAAAGCGGTTGCGCCATTACTTGTAAATTTTGCTAAAGAATTTAATGAATCTGTTGAGCCAATAGATGTAGGCCAATTAGATGATTGGGGTTTTGCTTTTCGCATGACCAGGGGGTCAGATAAGGTTTTAAGTAATCATTCATCCGGTACAGCCATTGACTTAAATGCAATTAAACATCCTTTGGGCAAGTCAAATACATTTAATAAAGATCAGCGTAATATGATTAACCTACTGATAACTAAATACGGTTTGGCCTGGGGTGGCAATTATAAAAAGCGTAAAGATGATATGCACTTTGAGATTGCGTTAGATCAAAAACAAGTACAACTTAAAATCAAAGAGTTAGGATTAAAATGAAATTAGATGTTAAGAAAAAAGAGATAATCAAGTCTTATCTAAGAAGTGTTGCCGCCGCATCTATTACAACTGCATTGGCTTTGGTTGCCGATTGGTCGCCTGAGTATGCGGTTTTGGCCGGTGCTTTAGTTGCACCTTTGGCACGCTATTTTGATCCTGCCGATACAAAATTTGGCATCAATAGCAAATGACCGCAAATGATTACATGGCATTAGTCGTATCTATTGTCACAATAATTGGGTCATTTATTGCTTCAGTGCGTTGGCTAGTTAAACATTATCTAAGTGAGTTAAAACCTGATGGAAATGGTGGACATAACCTAGAAGGCCGGGTTTCGCGTATAGAAGAAAAGTTAGACACGCTAATGCAAACTCTTATATCTAAACAATAAGTCAGCCCTATCCCTTACCCTATGGCCATGAAGATGTGCGTGGTTGTACCCAGTAGGGGTAGGCCTGAAAATGCCGAAAGGCTAGCCCAGGCGTTCAAAGATACTGGGGCAGAAGCCGATCTTTATATTGTTATAGATAATGATGATCCTAAATGGAATGAGTACGCCAAAAGTGAAAACTATAAAAAATTACCGGCGGATAATAAAACAGGTGGTTGTGCTAGATCTCTTAATACCGGTGCAGTTCTTCTTTTGGATATTACTAAATATCCTTTATATGATTATTTTGTTTTCATGGGTGATGATCACCTTCCTAGAACGCCGGGTTGGGATAAAGCCTTTATTCAGGCGTTAGGCCAAAACACTGGAATAGTTTATGGCAATGATTTGTTACAAGGTGCGAATCTACCAACAGCCTATGGCATGAGTAGAGATTTAGTTAATGAACTACGCGGTATGACATTCCCAGGTTGCATACATCTATTCTTTGATAACTTTGTAAAACAATTAGGCCTAGATTTAGAGTATCTAAAGTATCTACCTGATGTGATTATTGAACACATGCACCCATTAGCCGGCAAGGTTGAAATGGATGAAGGCTATGAAAGAGTTAATTCATCTAAAATATTTGATCAAGATTTATTAACACTGCAAAAGTATTTATCTGATATGGAATATGCTGAGTTGGTTAGAAAATTTAGATGAAGATTAGATTGCGCCCTGCCTATTCAGAGGATGAAATTCAAAGCATTTATTCAAAGCCGCATAATCACACAAAGCATGAAGATCACATTATCAGGGTACAAAAAAGTATTGAGTTATTAAAAGAATACAGTACCTATAACTCTATTGCCGATCTATCGGCCGGTGATGCCACAATCATCAACTCAATAGATGCACAAGTTAAATACATTGGTGACTACGCAGCCGGTTATGAAATCACAGGCCATATTGATCAAACGATAAATGACATACCTGAAGTAGATTTATTTATATGCTCAGAAACTTTAGAACACCTAGATGATCCTGATGCAACCCTTAAAGCAATAAGGAAGAAAACTAAATACTTATTCATTAGCACACCGAAGGGTGAAGATAACAGTAGCAACCCTGAACATTACTGGGGTTGGGATGATGAAGATATGAATCAAATGTTAATTGATGCCGGCTTTGATCCTGTTGTTTATCATTTGTTAGAGTTAAAAGAAAAACATTACTATGATTTTCAGATGTGGATATGTAAATGAATATTCTAATTACCGGATCACATGGCTTTGTAGGCCGTGCCTTTAGGCGTGCTTTACCTAACGCCAATTTAACTTTAGTAGATTTGAAGGCTGGAATTGATTGCCGTAAATTCTTTCAGTTAGAGAAAAAACAATATGATCTTGTAATTCATTTAGCCGCTTTAGTTGGTGGGCGCATGATGATTGAGAATGAACCATTGGCATTAGCGGTTGATCTAGCCATTGATGCTGAATTTGCCGGTTGGGCTATGAGAACCGAACAACCTTATGTTGTTTATTTTTCATCATCAGCCGCTTATCCAACTGATCTACAAACCTTATCTAAAAAGCGTAAGTTAAAAGAGAAAGATATAAATTTTAAGAACATAGGCAAGCCTGATATGTCCTATGGCTGGTCAAAACTCACCGGTGAAATGTTAATGAACTACTTGCGTGAAGAAGGTACAACTGTATTAACACTTAGACCATTTAGCGGATATGGCACTGATCAGGATATGGATTACCCATTTCCTTCAATTATTCAACGCGCAATAATGAACAGTAATCCATTTGAAATATGGGGTAAGGCAACTAATACTAGAGATTTTATACACATTGATGACATAGTGGATGCAGTAATTGAGATGGTCAAGAACAATTGCAATCAAACAATTAACTTATGTACTGGTAGGCCTACAACATTTTTAGATTTAGCAGTGATGGCTTTGAACACCCTGGGATATGAGAAAACACCTGCCAAGCGATTCAAGATATTAACCGACAAGCCGGCAGGTGTCGCCTATCGCGTTGGTGATCCTAGTATGATGAGTGATTACTACACGCCCAAAATAAGCCTTGAAGAAGGTGTTGAGCGAGCAATACGCGGAATCGTATAAAGTAAAATTGGTGGTTATGGCTACTAAGAAACCTAGAAAAGCACCACAGCGTAGGCGGCGTACGCCACGCAAGGCTGATGCGTTGAACAAATTAGAAAATCATTACATAACTTTGAATGAACTTTTCCGGGCGGCCAAAGCGGCAGGGTTTAGCCATGAGGTTGCATTTTGGTTAATAACAGAGCCGGGTGCATCAATGCCTGATTGGATCAATCCAAGTAATCAACCCACTGAGATCATTCCCCGAATTGATCCTACAGAAGATGAGGATAACGATTAAGCGAGATAAATCATTTAATGCTAAATATTTAGTGGTCAGTGACTTGCAAGTTCCATTTCAATTTACCGAAGCGGTCACTAACCTAAAAAAGTTAGTCAAAGCGTTTAAGTTTGATTTAGTTCTCAATGTTGGTGATGAAATGGATTTTAATACCATTTCCAGGTTTAGTGACGGCAAGGCAGAATCATTTATGCAGACCCTTGATGAAGATCGGATTACCTGTCAAAACATTCTTTATGATCTAAAAACTGATGTAGTTAGCAGATCAAATCATTCTGATAGATTGTACAAATCCTTACAGCGCATCCCAGGGCTTATGGGATTGCCTGAATTACAGTATGCAAATTTTATGGGCTTTGATGATCTTGGAATACATTACGCCAAACAGCCTTATGCAATACCCGGTACTAACTTTGTGCTTTGTCATGGGGATGAAGGTGTCATATCTAATATAGCCGGCCAAACCGCGTTGAACCTTAGTAAACGCTGGGGATTTTCCGTAGTGTCGGGTCACACGCACAGGTTGGGCTATACATGCCACTCAGAAGCCTTTAATGGCCGATTACAGAGGGTTTTAGTGGGTATAGAGTGTGGTCACACATGCGACCTAAAAAAGATGTCCTACACCAAAGGCTACGCCAATTGGCAGGCCGGGGCGGTAATCATCCATATCAAGCGTGGCAATGTAAGCGCAGAGATGATCCCATTTAATGTTGATGGCTCATTTGTGGCTATGGGTAAGGCCTTTGGGTGAGGTAGATCACATAACACGCCGTGCTAGGCAATTGCATTTGTCAGCCCTTTAGTGTTTAATTGCATTTGTAAACGCAATTGACCAGGAAGGGTTAATTATGAAAACACTACAAATAGTAAATAGCAAGACATATTGGGAACACGCAAAATGTTATGAATTACATACCTATTCAGATGGTACACATTCATACAATAAATATGCACAAAGATTTATTGGTATATTGGAATGTATCACTTGGGGTAAAGCAATGGATAAAGCAATTGCAGATAGAGCAGATGCTTTACAAAGAATTAAGCAATTAGAAGTTGATCTAAAAATTGTAGGTGAGTAATGAAACTTACACCAAATCAATTTGAAGGTTTAACAGAAGTACAAATGGAATGGGCAACTGAAACAGATTGGTTAAGTCAGAAGGATCGCTTTGAAGATTCAATCTGTTGGTCACATTTGTTTATTTACTGGGTAGAAAATTATGCTTCTGCATTATTGGCTACTGAGTTTTTGAAGCAAAATAAATATGATTACAGTATTTCTTTTGATAACGCTGTTGGTCAATATTGTTTTACAACTAATTATCGCGGCTCATGGGTGTACGCATGAACGCCTTAGCCTACGCAGAAAAGGGTTGGTGGGTTCTACCACTAAAACCACAATCTAAAGAGCCATGTAAGTTTTTAAGGCATGGTTATCTTGATGCCAGTAATGATAAATCAATGGTCAAAAAATGGTTTAAGGATGATCCTGAATTAAACATTGGCCTAGCAATTGTGCAATCAAATCTTGTAGTTTTAGATTTTGATATACGCAATATCTCATCAAGAATATTATGGGAACAATACCGCCGGATATGTGTGACATCTAATACGCATACAGTTAAAACAGATAACGGCTATCACTTCTATTACCTTGCCGATAAAGAAAAGCAATTCAAAGGCAAGTTAATACCAGGTATAGATATTAAACACAAAGGTTATGTTGTGTTACCACCATCTATACATCCAAACGGCACTATTTATCAGGTGATAAATGATGTTGATCCGGTTGAATTACCGGCTGAATTAGAAAAGGTAATGAGTTGGAATTAGTCAAATATGACAAACAAAGCGGTGCTTATGTTGATGAAAAGCGTAAGCATTTTATTAAGGCTTCTTTGATTCGCCAACATGCCAAAAAATCAATTGGTGCTAGGCAGATCAGAGGAAGGCTATCAGCCAAAATGGTTGAAGCCTATTGGTTAGACAAGTTCAAGGAAGTGGTGAAATATGAACTCTGAAATATATGGATGGTTAATAACAATCATCCTATTTACATTAGTGGCACTGTTGATTGGTGTTACTTGGATGGTCGCAGTTGAAAATGGCTACGACAAAGGCTTTAAGAGTGGCTACAAGCGTGGCTTAGCAGATACTAAGCAATCAAGTGTAAAGGTGGAAAAGTTTACTGTAAGAACACATCCATCAATGCGCCAAAAGATGCTTGAAGCCGACAATGAATACTTAATGGAAAAGGTTGTTAATCTTTGGGATAGGGAAAACAAATAATGAACATGAACGATTATGTTGATGTGGCTGAGAGAATAGCGCAATTAAAAGAAGCCTATCCTGAAGCATCATTGCAACCGTACAATCCCAATAAGCCCTATGACATTGTGCAGGTTGAAGGTAAAACCTATGTGGTTTATACCGCCGCTTGTTACCGTGATCCACATGATGTAAGGCCAGGTGTTGCATGTGCCTGGGAACAAATACCAGGTAAAGGTATGACCGCCGGTAGTGAACTTATGATATGTGAAACCTCGGCCTGGGGGCGGGCTATTGTCGCGGCCATGAAATCTGCTACAAAGCGGATTGCATCTAAGCAAGAAGTAATGGCATCTAAGGCAAGGCAATCCTGGGCTGTTATACCTAATCAATCTTTGGATTCTGAATTATTGTCTAGGCCAGTTGAACCAACACCTGAACCACAGGCTGTGTATGGCAGGCCTGGATCAAAGTCAGCGTTAATGGAAAGGGTATTGCGTGAATCTTTTGCAGAAGATAAAGCGCAGGTAGCCGAACCAATACCAATGAATTTAGATCAGGTAGTTGATGCAGTTGCAACTAGTACACCGGCTGTTCAATATTGCGAACATGGCGAAATGGTACTTAAAACCGGAATTGCGAAGGGGCGCGGTACGCCTTATTACGGTTACACCTGCCCTAGAGGATGTGCGGCTAGATGGGCAGTTATGTCAAAAGATGGCAAGTGGTATTACCCGGATTCCAACAATGGGTAATATGGAAATGATTGGGGCTGATGGGGTTAGAGCCACATTTACAGATAGCGGTGTTGAGTTAGATATTGTGCCGCTAAATGAATGTTGTGAATGGTGTAATGATCCCAGGATGCTTAACATCAATGGCGTACGCAAGTGTGCCGGCTGTGGCTGTGTTAATCACATTGAGTATAAAAAATCATGAGTAACTTTGATTATCACAAAGCCATGCGTGAAGGTCATGGTTACAACTTATATGTAGCCGATCTATTGCAACATTTTGGTGTACCAAAGGTTGATGTGCCTGCCTTCTCAATTGCTACAACCCATGATCAGATTAGGGATAAAACCTTGAATGAGAAGGATGTAATAGTTGATGATTTGGTATTAGAGATTAAGAGCAGTAGCCGATCCTTTACCAATGCTGATGATTTCCCATTTAATCCGGTAATGATTGATACGGTAAGTGGATTTGATAGCAAGATTATCAAGCCATTTGCTTATGTAATGATTAGCCAAATTACGCAGGGAATCTTTGTAATCCCTACATCAACCAAGTATGATTGGACAATTCGGACATACTTTGATGCAGATAGGGAAATTGAAGAACGCTTCTATATGGTTAAGAAGCGACACTGCCGACCATTTATAGAGATGGTTGATGTACTGTTAGGAAGAGCCAATGAGCGAGCCAATCAGATGCAATAAATGTGGCAATTGGATTATTGATAATCAATCCTGCTACATCTGTTACCTACTTACAAGAACCTCAAAAAGATTAAGTTAGTGTGTTATAGATCACATCTCATATAGTGAGATAGATTTAGGAGTTATGCTAAAATGATTTGCATAGATACTGTAGGCTCTAGTAAGCATTTGCCCCAAAGGCAAAAACGCGAACCCCGCAGGGGTGAGTTCGCGAGGTGCTGGCGATTCGGGATAACTCTATGTTTATTTGTAACATTATCCTTTGATATAGGTGTATCTGATACTAATTACAAACCTACACACTATAAGCAATACATATTAATGACATTAAACGATATAGATCAGACCTATTGCCTTATTGATCTTTATCAAAAAGAATCAAATTTTAATCCTAAAGCCCGGAATGGTAGTCATCATGGGATACCACAGGGTAGATCAACATACCTTGCAAAAGTTGGCGGAATAAAACAAATCCAATGGGGGGTGCGTTATATTGGCGCAAGATATGGCTGGGTAGATGAAGCAAATCAAATACCCAATGCGTGTGCCGCATGGAAACATTATTTAGCGAAGGGATGGCATTGAAAGATACAGAGAAAATTACAATTGGGGTTACATCACCCGGTTATGTAGTTACAGACTTTATGACAAGCATTTTAGATGTGGCAAGATCACAGAAGCAATTGGGTCAGTTCATATCACTGCAAGGATCAGGTGTTATTAGTAGGTTACGCAATCAGATTGTTGCAACCTTCTTAGAGAAAACAACAGATGATTGGCTATTGCAGATAGATACTGATCAAAGATTTACAGTAGATCATTTCAAGAAGTTAGTTAGTGCGGCTGATAAAGATGAACGGCCTATTGTGTCAGGTGTTGTGCATGGTGGTTGGGAAGTCGGTGAGTTATACCTTGAACCTGTACCTTGCATATTTAAGATGGGTACTGATAATGGTTTGTACGCTATCCATGACTATGAAGAAGATACAGTGATTGAGATAGATGCCTGTGGTACAGGTGCTATCTTGATTCATAGATCAGTGTTTGAAAGATTTGTTAAAGAAGCCGACCAGGTACATCAGGGTGATAAGTGGGGATTCTACCAGGATATGCCGTTGCATAAAGAATGGGTTGGTGAGGATTTACTGTTTTGCATTAGGGCTAAGAGTTTTGGGTATAAACTATATGCACATACAGGTGTACAGATGGAACACCAACGCAAGATGTGGATAGGTGCTAAACAGCACAAGGACTTTGACCGCTTTAGGCGCAAGAGATTACAGAGTGAGGAACAGATCAATGGCGATAGTAAATAGTCAGGTCACAGTAACAGGAACAAGCCAATCAATAGTTGGTGTTGATAATGTAACGCGTGATGTCAGGCTTCATGCCAAGCAAGCAATTCTAATTGGCAACAGTGGAGTTACAACAGCCAATGGGTTCTTGTTAGATAACGGCGACAAGTTAAGGCTAACCCTTATGGATGGTGAAGATTTGTGGGCGGTTGCAGTGTCATCATCCGGCACGCTTCATGTGCTGGTCAGTAAAGTAGATTAAATAATGAGCCTGTTTTTTCCTATTTTGAGCGTGGCTATAATAC